CACGACTGGTAGAAGTGTCCTGGGGCGGGACAGCGGCGCTGAAAGCGTCGCTATTGGGCACGGCTGCGCTGCGAGGGGCTGCGGTGCGGGCTGCTGCTTTGGCTCTGGGAGCCGGGCGCCTGGCTGCCGGTGTAGAAGCCCGTGCCCTACGAACCACGGGGGCGCGACGGACAGGAGCTACAACGCCGGCCTTCTGAACGCGGTAGTTCTTGGCAGCTGCTTGTCGGCGAGCGGCAGGCATACCGGCAAGAGACCGAACCTGACGTTGGTTGAGGCCGCGCGTCAAATCGGCGGGCAAGGTCATCTAAAAGGGGCAAGCCAAAAGAACAAATGTTGAAACAAAAGTTAAAAGCCAAGAGGGCCAAAAGTTGAAGCCCAAGCAAGGGGGCGCAAAAGTTAGGGCCCGGTGAGGGTAAGCAAAAATACCAATAGCGTATACTATGCCGCTATGGGTGCCCATGCGCGTCCAAGGACTTTAGGAACAAAAGAGTCTGCGCATTCCCAGCGAGTTTGAAATCAAACAAGCATAACCCCCTGACCATAGTTACCTGCCAATCGTCCGAAAACAGCTGCGCCTAGAGAGTCTGAGGTCCAAACACTCAGAAGCCACTGGAAGCAGCTGCCGGGACGGAAAAGAATACGTACAAACAAAATGGCGCCCCTGGCCAAGTTGTCCAATCACCTGTCCGAACCAAAGACTCCTGGAGCGTCTGAGGTCCAAACGCTGCAGAGGGCCGCCAGGAGTGAGCGGCTGGGACAAGGAAGAAAAGAAAAAACCCGAAGGTAAAATCGGGGGCGGGGAGAATTTTGTTTGAGTATATGGGAGGGGGGTGGGGAAAACCAGCGAGGACAATCACTCGCGAAGCGGCAAATATGCCGCCTCGATGCCGTCGAACGGCCAGTTCATGCCAGTGCAGATGTCGCGGAAGAGCGTCATCTGAGATGGGCTGTTGAGAAGGTTCCACTTAATACCGGCTATCTGATCTGCAGCTACTGCCTTCTGCTGCAAAGCCAGCTTGGCGCAGCTCTTGCTCAAGTTGCAAAAGTATGCGATCCATGAGCCATTGTTCTGGTCAACCAGCCTGTGGCTCGTGAAATCGAACCCTTTCGCTGGGTCGTAGCGCTCAACCATTTTCTCTATCGGACCGAAGCACTTCAAAGCTGCTGCATGAGCAAGCAGGGAATCGCCAGAAGCACCTATGGCATCATCTCCCTGGACCTCATAAATGTCAATCCCACAGAAAATATAACAAATGGCCCTGACGAAAGAATTTTGCGCAGCGGTGCTCAAAACCCCGCTAGCGGTGATCCCTGACCTTTCAATCCGCCAAATGACGCCGCCAATCAATAGAGTATGTGCTGAATTGTTAAGGCAGTCGCAGAAGCAAAGGGTGATCCAGATGTCGCGCATCATCGTGTACCGACGAAATCGGGCATCTTTGCTCTCGCCCAATCTGATGCCGACAGATGGCTTGTAGAGAAGACAACGACGCATGCAGTCAGCAAGAAGGGCATCGCGAGGAACCGTAGTATCAAAGGAGCGCGAATCAGCCGAGAACAGAGTCAAGCCCCGAGCCTCTGCTTCGGCAACTAGGCGGGTAAGCTCTATACCGAGCCTTTCAACGCCCTTTTCGTGATGGCCCATGCCTACGGCTTGCATCAACCCAGCAGACTCTCCAGTGAGCTCGTCGACGTACGGTCCCAGTTGGTACTGCAGAATGTCGGCGCGATTCTGCTTCTTGCAGGTCAGTGAAGAGGTAACAACATCAACGATGCTGGCACACCAAATGATGCGCCAACGCCCTTCCCTCATCTTCTGACCACTAACCGGTTCCCATTTGACGAAACACTGCTTGGGGTCTCCAATACCGAAGTCAAACATCTGCTTGGGGTCAAGCAGGGCCATGACTTCCCTCCCCACAGAGGCCCTGAGCAGCAACCGACAACGCACCAAGTAGCTGAGAATCTCTGCACCTTCCTCGCATTGCCAAACAGCCTTTGTCCCCGGGCGGTAAAAGGCACTGTAACCAGCGCTCTTCGAGCCGTCCAGAGACGCGGCAAAGGACACTATGCTGTGGTGCGTGTTCTCGAATGGCCTACCGGTGTTGATCGGGTATCGCGCACACAGATCAAGGAATTTGTCAAAATCCTTGCCTTCCTGCTTCTGAAATTGTTCAATAATGTGGGCGGGCCACGTCGGGGAACACTGATCGCGTGAAAGGTTGAGCTGCGCTGAAGCCGAAGTCTTCATGGCCTTCACTCCACTAGCCGGGGCGTGAAAGTCCTTGAACTTCACCAACTCTTCGTCAGACATGCCACCCCTGGCATGAATAGAATTGAGGGTGTCGTTGTACTCTGAAGGGAGCTCCCTGGACTCCTCGTCCCTGCCGAAAGTAGGTAGGCCGGAATAAATAGCCGTGGCTGTAACCTCACCTTCTTTGTTTGTCATGGTCTCAGCGGTGCTGGGATCTACAGGAACGGGGCGACCCGCTTCCATGCACTCTCGGTAGATCTCGAAAGCAGGGGAAGCAAGCAAGTCACTGTGAGAAATGTGGGTTGCACGTTCCAACTGCTCGTAATTGCAAAGCAAAAGGTCAGGGTCGATGGCAGTCGAATCATTGCTGGCCTTGGGCAATGGAATTGAGAATCTCATGCCGCCTGCGGTGACGGGAGCACCAGCTCGCCAGCCGGCGACGCCCATCAAAAGACCCGCAGTGATGCCACGCTTGAGACGGCTCTTGATGAAGTCCCGCCCAACAGGCTTTACCTTGTCCCTGGCTTTAACGGCACCCTCGAGAACCTTGTCGAGAATCTCTTTGGCACCTTGCTGAATGCCAACGCCGAGAGACTCTAGGTCGGGGTTCTCGTAGAGCGCGCGGGCCTCGGTCATAGCCTGGTTCTTGGCAAGCAAGACCTCGGCAAGCTCGGGGGCCTGGTCTGCAAGGCCCTTGTCCTCAAGCGTAGTAGCAGGAGTAGCGGGAATCGGCTTGAGGAGGTCGGACACAGTGACACCGGTGGGAAGTCCCTCCAGGGGAAGGATCACGCCGGGCGAAGCAACGGGCACCGGGAGCTTGGAAGTCATGTCTTCGAAGTCAGAAACGACAACACTGCCAACGTCATCGTCGGAAGGAGCGAAATCGCCGTCAAAGGAAGCGCTATAAGGAGCGCGCTCTTCAGCGGCAGCGATCGCCTCTTGCGAAAGACCGGGGGGGGGACGAGAAGCCGTGATGGCTGGGGCACGTCCTTCCGCCGACATCGGAATACCGACGGCATGCTCGTTAAAAGAGATGGAACATGAAGTACCAGAGCTCAACTTCTTGCGTGCATACATGAGTGAATGCCCAAGTAAGTTGGGGCCGACGTGCTGCGACGGAGTAATATTGCGACGATCTCTGCGATCTAAGCCGGTGGCCCAGATACGGTCTTCGTCGGTAGCCTCAAGTATAATAAGGTCTCCGGTGCGAAGAAGTACGTCGCGCAAGCCCTTGACCTTGGCGAACTTCTGGTAAGCGACCGCGGCGGCCACGGCGCGAACATAAATGTCCCAGAGCTCTTTGTCAAATGGCTTGATAGTCCGTCCCATGCCCTTCACCACCTTACAGTAGGTCGTCGGCCTGCCATCGTCCTTGAAGTGGTCTGCGTCAGGGTCGAGAGCGAGGATCTCGAAGAAAACTTCTTTGTTGCCCATAAGGGCTGCCTTGCAAAGCATGATTGGCACCTCACCCGCACTAACGGACACGGAATGTGGGAGCCAAGGCTGGGCGCAAAAATTGGGGAACACAAACTCAAAATTGGCATGAGTGTAGTGATTGCTGAGCTCGCGGCCGACTTTGCCTTCGCCGTGCTCATAAAAGGGGAAGAAGCCCGCGGCTTCCGCCTCTCCTTGAGTCAGGGAAAGATCTCTAGTGTCGAGCTCGGGCTCAGCAGCCGATGACGCTGGAGCTGCATCTGAAACGGGCTGTGGCGCGGAAGTAGCTTCTGAAACAGGCCCGTTAGGCAACGGAATGGTTGTGGAGATTGGTGGCACGCGCACGCCAGCCGGCGGAGCCACGCTGGCGCGTGGCGCGACCGGGCCGGCAGCAACAGGCCGGACAACCGGGACACCAGAATCCCAAACGTACTCAACCTCTCTCCCTTTGGAGTCGGTGAGCTTGGGGGCGGGTGCCACTGGAGGTACGGGTGCCAAAAGGGAGTCGCTGGAGGAAGCAGCGCCTGAAGGAGTGGGCACGCTGGTGGTGCTTTCCAAAGCCGGGCCGGCAAAAGCTGGAAAAAGCTGGACTGCCTGCCACATAGGAGGGTTCTTCTCCCTAACCTTCTGGGCGGAGCCTTCCTTGGCGAGCTGGTACAAAATCTCCACAACCTTAGACTTGGAAACGCCCGTAACGCGAGCGAGCTCGTTTGGCGAGGCAGGCCCAAGCCCAATTGCAGTGCTGATGGTAAGACGCAGCTCCACGTCTGGGACAGAGTCCTCGGGAATGGGGGCAGGCTTAGCTGGAACGGAAGCCACGTGCGGACTGAGCTTGATGGGGGTCCCTGGCGCGGCGACAGGCTCCTCTGCGGGGACGGCTGTCACCGGCTCCGAAGAGAGTCCGGCCTTCTTTGCTGCTTTGGCCTCCGTGGCCTTAGACTGCTCTGCGGTCCGCATGGCCCGCGACTCGGGACCATAGAGACAATCTCGAGCAGAAGCTTCATCGATGTCCGCCTCTTCCATCAGTCGTGCGGTCGCTTTAGCGCGCCGCTCACTAGGGGTGAGCTTCACGGCAGAGGACTGCGCTGCAACCAGCGCGGCGTGAGCCTCGGCCTTGGCAGCCTTGGTCTCAACTTGTGCCGTCTGCTGGTCGGCTGCAGCGTCCAGCTTGGCAACTATGTCAGCGCCAAGAATAGCGGCGTCGGCACCAAGGAATGCAGCTGCATCTTCAATGTCTTGGTCCGTAACAGAGCCGATGGCCAAACGATCCGGTAGGCTCAATTCCGCTGCCGCGGAAATTTCCGGATCGATCGTCCCCTTGGGGTGGGGGGCAGGGGCAGGGGCGTTCTTTTGGGAAGCCCATGCGGCAGCGCCGCCGGGGTTGTTGGGTCCCTTCTGGATGAACTCTCGACAAAAGTTGAGCTCCAACGAAAATAGCCGGACGCCGAGCTCGCGCACGAGAGCGCGAACTTTCCTGCCCTCATTGCCGTTGGGAGATCTGCCGAGAACGACTTTGGCCCAATATTTCGCCAATTTCTGATGATCGACGTTCAGCTGCCGGGTACGGGTATACTCGGACAGCGGAATGTCCAACCTGTTGAAAATGATGATCCATTGACGTTCCAAGTTGTAAACGAGTTGGTCAGGCAAAAACTCTTCGTTAGCACCATCGGCCGCCTCGGGGCGGCGATTGTACAAGCGAATGGCGGTCTTGACCTCCTTCTGTGCCTGCTCACGCTCACGAGCCTTGTCACGGGCCTTGTCAAACTTCCGGTGGCGGACCTTGAGCTTCTTGGAGCCCTTGGCAGCAAGTTCTTCACGATCATAGTACCAGGAGTGCCCGTGCTTGCCAACATCTTTACAGAAGCTGGACAAATCGCAACCCCTCTTGCGACGGTCGGACGTGCCTGAGGCCTTGCCGGGCTTTGGTCCATGCAGCTGGCGGCCGCCACGCTGCTGGCCTTCGCCGACAGTGTCCCACTCAAATCCAGACTCAGCCGAATGGTCGGACCCATCGCCATCTTCCTGGTACTCATCGCTGTCGATCTCGGTGGGAGAATCTTCTTCGATAATAGCCTCGTTTTCGGCAGTACGCTCTTCCTCCTCAGCAGCACGCCGGTCGATCTGGCTTTCAGTGGTAGAAGAGGAAAAAGGGATACGGCCGTCAACCTTGCACTCCACCTCCACGATCAAGCCTAGCTTCTTGCGAAGGAAGTTGATCTCGTGAATGTTGGCCGCGAAGTTGTTCTGGGGCGCGTCTCCGACCGCACCACGTGTGCGCGGGCCGGCGATCTGCATCCCGCCAATCTTAACGGAGCTGCCAAGGTTGAGGAGGTAGAGCGGCCCTCCAGAAGAACCGAAATCGGCTGCAGCAGTGTGACCCAGGGTGCCAAGCTCAATGTCGAGGCGACTGGGAGGGAGCAGGCTCCCGATACCTGACTGCAACTGGTTGGAAACCGGGTCGCGGCCAAACACCTCGACCCGAGCCATGCCAACGCTCGAATAAATCGATGGAGAAACTGACTTGGTACCTTGCTGAGCCCAGTCGGCAGCATTCAACTCGATCGCAGCAACATCATTCCCGCTACAAGTCTGAAACTTGTCATCTGCGTAATGAATGCGGAAAGAGTGCTTCGGTTTGAAGAACGATTTGCCATCACTCGACAAAAAGAACGTGATGAACCCGCACTTCACGGCCACATGAGCGGCTGTGAAGAGGAAAGCCCCCTCGCGCCAGCCAGAACCGTGGTAACGCACCTCCTTAGGCCCGTCGTTTTCATAATGAAGGTAGATACTGACGAACCCGCCCCCTGGAGGAGGCCTGGAGCGAGGCACGATGCCTGAACTGCCGGCGATGTTGGCCTTCGGCAGACGATTGAGAACGTTCCCCTCGGAATCGATCTCAACGTACCGCCATTCTTTCACTTCCCATGCACCGCGGACGCAGACCGGCTTGTCAGGTACGAGCTCGTACGTCCTACGCGTTACGGGATCGATAAACATACGGCGGGTCTCGTCAACGATGTGGCCTGTGGTTGGTGGGACAACCACAAACTTGTCTTTCTTTACGAATACACAGTAGATCAATAAAAGGATACGGCGAATCCATGACTTTATAGAAAGCAGCACGTAACATACCGCCATACCAAAAGTTAGTGCGACACGCCACAAGCCGCAAAGAGATCCACGGAGAACCGAGAGAGGAATGCGCAAACACCGAGCCAAAGCGCTCACGATGCCATATCGCAGCTCCATAAGGAGCCAAAATCCAGCACCGACTGATATAAGAGCGAGCACAGACTTATCAGGGGTCTCACAAGATGGCAGCGAGCTCGATGGGAAAAATACGCTGAGAAAACCGCGCACAAACAAACAAGAGCAGCTGAACGTGTATTCGATCGCGTCTCGAACCTCAGAAGGATGGTAATCGAAAATACCTGGAACTGAGCCGAACGAGCCTATAGCATCCCGTATGTTGTGGAGCCAAGTACGGGGGTTGGTCATGAAGTAGACCATTGGGATAGCCATAGTAGAAGAAGACGCGAAATAAAGAAAGCCCAAAGGAAGTGATTTACTTAC